GCAAAAATTAAAGATTTAGAAAATGTAAAAGCACCGGTAATTGATGCGGATTCAGACATAACTGAACAAGCATCAAAAGAAGATGCAAAAGGATCTGAAGAAGTTTCGGCTTCAAAAGAAGAACAGGTTGATACTGTTGACTCTTCTGAGGCCACTACTTCTAAAGAAAATGAGAAGACTGAAGAGTCAAAGACAGACCTCACTGGCACGATAAAAGCCGATGAGCAAGCCTCTGAGCAAGATGTCGATGACAAAGAAAAAAAGCTTCAGTCTCTCGAAGAAGAAAATCAAAAACTCAAGAATGCATTGCACAGAACTCTTGTTGAAAGAGTTGTAGATGCGAAAATTGCAAACGGAATAGAATCAAATGAGGCAAGAGAAGAATTAATAACTGATCATTTAACTAGAACAGCTTCTTCTTTGGCCGATTCTTTAAGAGATCTTGCACACATGCCCACCGCTGCAAAAGCAAAGAGCGTCAATATGCCAGAAATCAATTCTGAAATTGCTGTTGAAAATGAACAAAATGTTATTTTTTCAGATAAGCAAGAAGAAGAAGTTAAAGAAGTCCAAATCGATGCCGTTGAACAACTTTTCGTCGATGCCTTCATGGGTCGTCGTAAACTTTAATCAACACTTTAAGGAGATATTAAATGTCATTAGCTAAATTTCGCAAAGTTGGTACCAAAACAGGTTCTGGTCGTTTTGTAGTTTCTGCTGGTATTGCTCCAGCAGCCTACTTGCTGACACACCCAGGTCTTCCAACATGGTATAAGGATTCAGAGGATGATCGTTTTGAGGTAGTCATTACCAAGGGAACGATTTTGTCGGTAGTTGCAGATAGCAACGGCGATTCACGTGTCGTCCCCGCTAACGGTACATCCGCCGACAAGGCTTACGGCGACAACATGCCGTCAACTTGGGATCCGATGAATGGCGCAACGCCAAACTATTCTTCCGGCGCAACCGATACAGTAACTGTAACAGCTCGTTCGATTCCAATCGGCGTTGCTCAGTATGACCTCTATCGTCCATTCGATAAGGGCACATCGCAAGGCGCAGGTTTCATTACCCATGGTTATGTAGAGTATCCAATGGTTGATGGGTTGAACGCTGACGTAACTGTCGGTTCGGTTGTAAGATCGGACAGCATGGGACGTCCAGTTAAGGCAGCTGCTGGCGATTTCTTTAGCGCCAATGCAGTCTATTCTTACCTCCAGGTTGGTAAGGTAGTAGAGGTAGAAAAGTTTGCGACCAACTTTGATGATGGTCTGCTTTCCTACATGCAATTGCCGTCAGACCCAGGTGCCTTGAAGACTGTATATGAGCTTACACGCTCAGGTGCATTCTCGGGCAAATTGGGCATACGTTCCAACCTGGATGTTACAAATGTGGTTGGTGCATTCCGCGTCAATCTGACTTTATAAAAAATAAACAGGAGGAATATTCCTAAGATGAGTAAGACAATCCAAGAGCTCCTCTCGGGTCTCCCAGCTTGGGAGAACGCTTTGACCGAGGACGGGCACATAGACGAAAACAATAGAGTAACCATTAAGGAGGCATTTGCATCACCCGATGCAGCGATACTTTTCCCAAAGGTTATTTCACGTACTCTTAAAGAGGCAGCAGAGCCACAGCTTCTTGTGACCCCACTTCTCTCAACAGTACGCCTAGGTAAGGGCCGTTCACTCGAGTTCCCAGCAGTCAATGCTATTCAAGCGGCAGAGATTCCTGAGGGCCAAGAGTATCCAGAGCAAGCGCTTGCTTTTGCAAAGCAGATTGAAGGCAAAGTATCCAAGAAGGGCGTTAAGCTCTCCTTTACAGAAGAGGTCGTTGCAGACTCACTCTGGGATATCGTGGGCATGCATGTCCGCGCCGCAGGTCGTGCTATGGCAAGACTTAAGGAGCAGATTGCGCTTAGTCGTTTCAAGGACGCCGCAACAATTGTGTTTGACAATGATAGCAGCAGCTATGATGACACAACTGGTCGTGGTGTCACCGGTGCGGCAAACCTCACTCTTCACTGGGATGATGTCATAGATATGGCGGCTGTTTTGATGGCCGAAAACCATATCCCAACAGACTTCATTCTTCATCCGCTTATGTGGTCGGTGTTCCTCAAGGACGCCATTTTCCACACTGGTGGATCGGCAGCTGCAGTTAACACAAGTTGGGGTTATCGTCCAGACTCAAAGGAGGGTGCGCTTAATGCCACAGCTCCGATGGGCCTGAATGTAATCGTTTCTCCGTTCGTGAGCTTCACGGCCAAGAGCGGTTCAACACCAGCCAAGTCGGACATCTTCTTGATTGATCGCAACGAAGTTGGTTCACTTCTTGTCAAGGATGACATGAGCACGGATCAGTTCAATGATCCAAGCCGCGACATTCGCTCCATGAAGATGAAAGAGCGTTACGACATTGTAATGCTTGGCGATGGTGAAGGAATTACGGTAGCCAAGAACGTTAGACTTGCTCGCAACTACGAAGTCAGCGTTACAAATCAGGTGACACTGTAATATAATCCTTAGGGTTAGTTGTAGTTACATAACCTTAGAAGATGGGGGGTGTGAGAGAAATCTCCGCCCCCCATTTTCGTATTTTCAATACGCTAATTACTATTATAATTAGTTTATTTTTTTGGAGAATTAAGTGGCCCTATATTTAGTTGACCAAGCTTCAGTTGGATGTTATTCAGTATCTATAAAATTTGGTAGAACTGTAAAAATATCTTCATTAAAAAATGAAAATTTCAAATTATTCAAAGTCGCGGCGACGCCGGTTCAAATATCGACTCCATTTGAAAATATTAATACAATAAAAGATTATAATCAAGTTTCAAGAATTATTACTCTTTATTGGAGAACGAAAGAATTAGTTGAAAATACAGCATACTGTATCACAGTAGAAAATTTAGTAGATGTTTCTGGGAACGTAGTCGCTACAGAAGACATTGAATTTACTTGGTCTGGTTGCGGCGCAACACCCAACACAACAGAGATTAAAGATCCAGGATTAGTTCCTGTTTTAATAGAAGATAAATCAATTAAAACAGATATAGATGTAAGTTATCAAATACTTGCAAAAAATCCTTTATTTTATATAGTGCAAACTGATCCAGCAGATGGAGAATTTTATTTAGATAATAATTATAACAACGGAAGAATCACGATTACATTCAATGATAGGCCAGCTTCAAACTTTTTAAATAATAAATTTTTCACATGCCAAAGAAAATTGGTACAAAGAGCTCCATGTAGATGGGAAAAAATTATGGCTCAAATTAGTATGCATTCTTGGAAGCCTGAAGTATACGTGGATTTCCCTTCGCTAAATGATGCGACTCCTTCTTACTTTACGGATAATAAAAATTATTTTGAAAAAAGTTATAAATATAGAATTAAAGTATCAAAAGATATAGGCATTTAATTATGTCTAATTTTATTTATAAAAAAGCTAAACAAGCTCTTTTAAATGGGGATATAGACGTTGACACAAAAAATTTACAAGTGCTTTTTATAGATACAACAGCGTATACCGCGGACGAAAATACCGACGAATTTGTATCCCATATTTCTCCATCTGCCATTAAGGCTAGATCAGCAGCTTTGGTCAATAAAACAACAACAAACGGCATATTTGACGCAGACGACGCAAATGTGGTTCAATATGCCGGTAATCCGTTTCATGCAATAATTTTGTACCAAGTAGACTTTTCTGATGAAAATTCAAGACTAATATCTTACATAGACACTTCAGACGGATTACCATTTGAGGGCACTAATGCTCCGCAAGATGTTACTATAAGCTGGAGTAATAATATTAATAAAATTATATCACTATAAGGAGCTCGAATGCCGACTCAATATCCAGTGGGGTTAGATAACTTTATAAATCCAACTTCTTCAGACACTCTTAATTCCAATACTGTACCTCATGCTCAACAGCATTCGAACTTAAACGATGCTGTTGAGGCAATACAAACGGTATTAGGCATTAGCCCAGCCGGGTCACATTTAACAATTAAGGACAGAATAATTGACGCAGAGACACTAATTATTAATCAATCAGTTTTAAATGGATTAACCGATGTTACTATAAACTCAGTGTCAACTGGTCAAGTTTTGCGCTATAGCGGCAACGCTTGGATTAATTATGATGAAGAAAATTTAGTAGACGGAGGAAACTTTTAAGTATGGCTAATGTATTAAGAATTAAGCGCAGAACGTCTGGCGCAGTTGGGGCACCAGAGAGTCTTGAAAACGCCGAATTAGCATTTAACGAAGTTGACGACACCCTTTACTATGGCGAGGGCACCGGCGGGGCAGGCGGGAGTGCCACGGCTCCATTGGCGATTGCTGGTCCTGGCGCATTTGCTACATTAACCAGTGCTCAAACAATTTCTGGTAATAAAACATTCTCGGGAACAGTGGTAGTTCCAACTCCGTCTGTAGGCACGCATGCTACGACCAAAAACTATGTTGACGCCCTGGTCGCCGCTGTAGCTACGTCTTTTACGGTTGCTGGTGATTCTGGGAGTTCACAGACAATAACATCTGGAACAGATACTCTTACAATTTCTGGTGGCACTGGTCTTAGTTCGATTGCTAGTGCGACAGATACGATTACTCTAAATCTTGACAATACAGCAGTAACTGCTGGTTCATATGGCAGCGCCAGTAACATTCCAAGCTTTACTGTTGATGCACAAGGTCGTCTCACCGCTGCCGGAACAAATGCAGTTTTGATTGATCTTGGCACAAATACTAATGGCAACTATGTAGCTAGCCTCGTTGCTGGTTCAGGTATTGGTCTAAGTAATAATTCTGGCGAAGGTGCAACACCAACCGTTACAAATACCGGTGTTGTTTCCGTTGCTGGGACCGCCAATCAAGTTGCAGTTTCTGCTGCGAATGGAAGCGTAACATTTTCTTTGCCCAACAATGTAACAATACCGAATAATTTGACCGTAACTGGTGATTTATTGGTTGAAGGCAATACAACGACGCTGAACACGTCTACCTTAAGTGTTGAGGATAAAAATATTATTATTGCTAGCGGCGCGACGACCGATGCGGCAGCGGATGGTGCTGGGATAACGGTTAAGGCCTCAGCCGATGGATCTACCGATAAGACGTTTAATTGGGTAGATGCGACAGATGCATGGACCGCATCTGAGCACGTCAATTTGGCTTCCGGCAAAACATATATGGTTAATAATGCGGTCGTTTTGTCTGGCACAACGCTTGGATCTGGAGTTGTCAACTCATCGTTGACTTCTCTGGGCACGATTGCAACCGGAACCTGGAATGCGGGCACCATAGGAATAGCCTATGGTGGAACTGGCGCAACAACGGCTTCGCAAGCAAGAACAAATCTTGGATTGGTAATAGGAACCGATGTTCAGGCTTACGATGGTGAGTTGACGGCCTTAGCTGGT